TGGGATCTCGTCCAGATCGAGGGCGCTTTGCTGGAGACCTGGTTGCCGACGGTTTTCCAAAACCTCGAAGCGCTGGCCGCGAAATGTTGTGCCGTGCGCGGAAGCCTCGGCGTCTTTATCGAGGACGCGTCGTCGGGGATGATCTTGCTGCAGCAAGCGGCGCGGCGCGGCTGGCCGGCTTTCCCAATCGAATCGCCGCTGACCAAGGTCGGCAAGGACGAGCGGTGCATTTCGGTGAGCGGATACGTCTATAGGGAAATGGTTAAGATTTGCCGCCCGGCCTATGAGAAGGTCACAAACTACAAGGGCACCAGCCGAAACCACCTGATGAGCCAATTGACGGGTTTTCGGGTCGGCGACAAAGATGCTACAAGGCAGGATGACGCGCTGGATGCTGCGGTCTATGCGATCGCTATCGCGCTTGGAAATGCCGAGGGCTTCTGATGAGCGCTATGACATGGGTCGGCGGGATGCTTGCGGCGGCATTGTTCGCGGTGCTGTTCCTCATCGCGTTTCTGGCGGCCTGGGGAACGATTCGGGCGCTGATCGCCCGGCATACCAGCCATATCCACCCGCCGCCTCCGGCACCGCCGCGGCGGCGCGCATTCTGAAACAGGGGAAACCAAAATGACCGACGACGACAAAGCCGACAATGCCGCCGTGAACGGCAATATGCTCGATACGGCGAGCGAGCCGCTTCCCGGCCTGACGCGCGAAGAGATCGAAGAAATCGAGCGCACGAACGCCGCGCTCGAAAAATCCCGAGCCGACTTCACGGCCGCCGCGGTCGGAACGATGGGCCAAGAGAAAGCCGAAGCCTTCCTTGACGCCACGCTCTTGCAATTCGTGGGCATCGGGCTGCGCGGCCTGATGGTATCGACCGGCGGATTGCCGCCCGACGTGATCTTGCGGTCCTATGCGCGGGTCTTCGCCAAGCTGATCGGCGAGGCCATGGCCGGCGATATCGTCCCCGTCTTCAAGGCGCGCGCGACGATTAAGGAAACGTTCCTCACCGCGCTCAAAGCCCAGCCGGTCAAGCCGGCGCCGCCCCCGGCGCGTCCAGCCTTTCGCCAGCAGCAGCAAGGATAATCCGTGCTCGGATTTCTCCGCAGCAGCACCGTCAACGTCAACGGCTCGGGCCTCGGCAACGCGCTGACCGATTTGCTGATCGCGCCCGATATCGAGCCGGGCGATCCGCCGTCCTATGAAACCTGTAAGACCTTGTGGTTATACCACCCACTGGGGCGCAAAATGGTGGAAGGGCCGATCAAGACGGCCCAAAGCCAAGAGCGAACAATTTCAATTCCCAACAGTCCCGAAGAGCGCGTGCGGGATAAATTCCGCGAGCAATGGAAAAATGACGGCGTCGACAGCGCGATCTATTCGCTGGTGTCCGTCGCGCGCGCCTATGGCATCGGCTCGCTGGCGCTGGTCGCCGAGAAGCTGGACCCCGACACGCCGCTGCCGCTGAAGAAGCTCCCCGACTTGTCGATCGCATGGTCGATCTTCGATCCGCTCAATACCGCCGGCTCGCTGGTGCTCAATCAAGATCCGCTGTCCATCGACTTTATGAAGGTCGTCGGCATTGCGGTAAACGGCAAGGTCTTTCACCGCTCGCGCACCGTGACGCTAATGCACGAGCGCCCGGTCTATATCAGCTATACGGCGTCGGCCTTCGGCTTCGTCGGCCGCTCGGTATTTCAGCGCGCGCTATTCCCGCTCAAATCCTTCATCCAGACGATGATGACGGACGACCTGATCACCAAGAAGGCGGGCGTCTTTGTCGCCATGCTGAAGACGGCCGGCGCAATCATCGACAAGATCATGCAGGCCTCGGCGGCGATGAAGCGGCTTTTCATCAAGCAGGCGACCGCCGTCAATGACAACGTGATCAGCATCGGCATCGACGAGAAGATCGAGACGCTCAACATGCAGAATATCGACGGCGCCTATGGTATGGCGCGGGAGAACATTCTGGAGAACATCGCGACCGCGGCCGACATGCCGGCGATCATCCTGAAGCAAGAGACTTTCGCGGAAGGCTTCGGCGAGGGCACCGAGGACGCCAAGCTTGTCGCCGGCTATATTGATTCGTTCCGCCGCGATCTGCAGCCGGTCTATGACTTCTTCGATCCGATCGTCATGCGCCGCGCCTGGACGAAGGAATTTTATCAGGCGGTGCAAAACGAATTTCCCGAATATGCCGACGTCGAGTTCGACGACGCGTTCTATCGCTGGGCCAACAGCTTCAAGGCGGAATGGCCGAATCTGCTGAAGGAGCCGGACAGCGAGAAGGTCAAGACCGACGACGTCAAGCTGAAGGCGGCGATCGCCTGGGTCGAAGTGCTGGCGCCAGAGCTCGACCCGGAGAACAAGGCGACGCTGATCGAATGGGCGTGCGATACGATCAACGAGAACGAGTTCCTGTTTCAAAACAAGATCATTCTCGACATTGAAGCGCTGCGCGATTACGAGCCGCCGGTGCCGGTCGAGGGGCCGAACATGCCGAAGCCGTTTGCGGCGGCCGATTCGGCGCGCACTCGACCGAAGCGCGGGCGTGCGGCCTACGACGAATCGGTGGGCGATCTCGTCGCCATGATGCAATCGCGCGAGCGGCCACCGAAAGCCTTGAACCGCAAAGGTAACGGCGCGCATCCTCCGCGGGCTTGATAGCCGGTAAAATTGCCCCTATTGTCCGGCGCGGCGATTGCTACGCACTCCGCAACTATCTTACGTCAGGCGAGCCGCGCTGGGCAGAAGCTCTAGCCGACTGATGACAGATATTCGGGCGCAACCATGAATCACCGCCAATTGAAGCGCGATCTCCGCCAAGGCTGTACCATCCAATCCAGCACCGCGCCAGAACTCTTCGCGCCCGGCACCGGCTATCTCCAGCCGGCTCAGCCGCAAGCCTTCGATTTTCACCGCAAGAGGCTGACCGAGTTCAACGGCGACGCGCCGAGGAAATTCGTGCAAGGCCTGCTCGCTCCGAAATCGCCGAAGTCCGCGCGCAGCCCGCCGTCAGCGAAAATGGCTGACGTCATCCGATTCTCGGACCACGAGCCGCGCTATCGGCTGGCGGTGCGCCAAGAGGAATCCGCCCTCATAATCGTGCTTCCGGTAATCCGCATCGAGCGATACGCTGACCCAGCGCCGCCGGAGCGCAAGCGCCAGCGCAAGCGGCTCCGCCGGCATATCGGCAAGACGGAGGATTGAGATATGGCCGAAGACACGAAAGTCGTCAGCTTTCCTAAATCGAAGGTACCAAAGGCCAATAAGACCGACGCCGATCATGTGAGCAATGTCAGCAAGGCATGGCGGGCACTCGGGCGCGCAATTGCCGACGCTCGCAACTTCGGCTTGGACATCGAGACCGATTTCAACGTCCATCTGACGCCGAAAATCTCGCGGCGATACGTCACCAAGGATCGTTGATCCCATGCCGAAGAGCGGCGACGATTTCTATTCCGTGCTTTCCGCCGCGGTCGACGATCTGACCGAGCACGGCTTTGACAGCATCGATCGCGTCGAAAAGTGGGCCCGCCTGATCCGCATTGCCGCCGAGCGCTCGCTGGTCGCCCCCGAGTCGCTGGAGGAACGGCTGCGCGAAGGGCTGGCCTCGATCTATCGCAAGATGGTCGAGAACAACGGCCTCTTGAAATTCAACCCCGGCATCGAGCGCTTTACCTTCGAGCGGCTGAAGCCGGCGCTCCGCCCCGAACTCGACCGCCGCATCATGGCCTCGTCCAATCTGATTCGGCTCAATCGGGCCGAAGCGATCGACTCGACGCTCCGCCGGTTCCAGGGCTGGGCCACGTCGGTCCCGCCGGGCGGCGTTTCGGCGGAGACGAAAGCCGAGGTTCGCAAGACCGTGCGCAAGGGGCTGGCGCAATTGCCGTTCGAAGAACGCAGGGTCTTAATTGACCAAGGCGCAAAGCTTGTTGCTTCGATCAACGATGTGATCGCATCCGACGGCGGGGCAATTGCTGGTATGTGGCGGAGTCATTGGCGACAGCCCGGATACGATTACCGACCCGACCATAAAGATCGCGACGAGAAGATTTATCTGATACGCGACTCATGGGCGCACCGCGCGGGCTTGGTGAAGCCTGGGCGTCCCGGCTATGTCGACGACATCACCGCTCCTGCGGTCGAACCATTTTGCCGGTGCGTACCGGGGTCAACGAAAATTCCATTCGCTAACGTGCGTCGAATATATCGGCGGCCGTACCACGGGGTTCTTCTTCAGATTACGACGGCCTCGGGTAAATCTCTCAGATTGACACCGAATCACCCAATACTTGCGGTGCAAGGCTGGATCGCCGCCAATGCGTTGAATGTGGGCGATGACTTGGTCGAGAGTGCTAACGAGATTGTCCAGTCGTCTGCTCATCTGAATGAAAATGACGCAATACCCGAGATCGCGCAGATATTTGAATTTCTTCAGCAGACGGGGCGTTCTAGTGCTGCTGTCGGAACCGGTGAACAATTCCACGGCGACGGTGTCGCCAATAGCGATGTCGATATTGTATCGACCGACCGGACGTTGCGGGTCGGGCGCCATTCCTGCGGCCTGAAGCGCCGTCGCCAATTCCATTTCGCCAATGCCGAGTTTGCTCGTTCTGCCGCGCGCACGCTTTTCAAGCATAGCGTCCGACTTTGGCTTGCCGCGATGGAGAGCGCTCATGCGTTTTGCTCTCGCAACTTTGATATCTGTGGTCTCGTTGAGAATGCGAAGTCGTTGAGCTGCCGAACCGTCGCGCAATGTCACTCCGGCTCGCTCTACGCGACGTCGAATGGTGTCTGCGCAAGTGCCGTAATCGGCAGCGAGAACATCAGGACTAGTTCCGCTGAGATAAGCCGCGATGATCTCGCCATCGGGAAGATCAACCGTGTCGCCGAGATTGATCTTGGCTTCGGATTTGTTGCGGATTGCGACTCCCGCCTCTCGAAGACGCCTACGAATAGTAGCGTCGGAAATTTGGAATTGCTCTGCAAGCACCATGGCATCGACGCCGCTACGGTACGATTCGGCAAGGTCGTAGACATTCAGCGGAATTTTTTTGCGGGGCATGTCTATAATCTCGAAACTGAGGAAGGGTGGTACGTCGCTGACGGCATCCTATCCCACAACTGCTATTACATCTACAAATACAATTTGAGAGACTTGCCCGAGGACATGCTGACGGCGAAAGGCAAGAAGGCGCTGGCCTCAGTGCAAGGAATGGAAGAGGTCCGCGCCGCGCGCAAAGGCCGGGCGGACAGCGCGCGAAAGGATGCCGCCACCATGTCCAAAGGCGAAGTCGAATACGTCGAGTTCTGGGGCGATCTCTCCACCCAATGCCAGAAGTGTTCGATGTTTGTGCGCACCGACGCCAATGCGCCGGGCGGCCACGCGTGCACGCTGGTGATTGGGCCTATTCAGCGCGCCGGCCATTGCGAGCGCTTCGAGGCCGCGCGCGCCGACGCGCTCGAGGAAATTCCCCGCCCGGCCGTCGGCTATCAGGCAATGGCGATGCGGCTGGCGCGGTTGCGGGCGCAATTGGAAGAGGCTTAACGATGCACTTGATCGGCGTCGAGACACGCACGATTTGCGATTTGCCGCTGGGCTCGCTGACCTATGGCGCCGGCGTGCAATTCCACAAAGGCTATCGGAAGGTCTGGTGGCTCCCCGAGATCGCCAATGACAATGCGCCGCGCCCGCGGCGGCTGATCTATCGGTGTTGCGTATGCGGTGCGCCAGCGGTGCGCGAAATGGTGCTTGGCTCGATGCAAGGAAGCGCTTCGATTCGGGACGAATCGTTCTGGTTTTGCTCGATGCACTTGCCGGATTAGTGATGCGGGAAGAGCGGCAGGCCGCCGCCCCCGACCACGCAAGCGAGCAGCGCAAAGACCAGATAGACGACGAAGATCGCGACGACCATCCACAAGACGATATTGATGATGCCGGCGATAATTCCGCCTCCACCGCCCAATTGCGCGAGCGCCCACGGCACCAGCAGGCGGATAATGGCGATGATACCGATCACGAAAATCAGGTAGATGCAAAGCTGCTCGACCCATGCCAATGAAAAGCACATGGCTTCCTCCGCCATTGTGGCCCTGCCTCTAAAACTCCGGCTGACGAGCAAGGTTCCGCCGTGGTATAGCACACACTCGGAGGCGGGGATGCGCACGTTCCAGATCGGCGACCGCGAGCTTCAAGACCTGATCGGGGCCGCGCTCCGCAAGCGATTGCGCAAGGCCGGCTTCGCGCCCGGCGCCTCAATGCGTGGCGACGACGATCTCGATTGCGCGTTCTATTTCCCGATCAATCCCAATATCGGCGGCAAGTGCACTGTGACCCGGGATGCGGACGGCATCTGGACGATCAGCCAAGAGCATGACACCGAAATCGCCGAGCGCCTGGGCGCCAGCGAGAGCATCTTCATCGAAGCCGTGCGAGCCAATCGGGTGCAATGATGCCGCTCACGTCGAAGGGACGCGAAATCCTCGCCGGAATGGAAAAGACCTACGGGCCCGAAAAGGCTAAGCAAGTCCTCTATGCCAGCAAAAACAAAGGGACGATCACCGGCATCGACACCGCGAATTGGATGGACGCTTTCACCGACGAGGATATTCTGGAGACTTGCGCGGCGCTCGAGCGTGGCGACGCGAGCGCTGGGTATTGGGTTTTGCTATACGACAAGAAGCACCGCCATTTCTCCAATATCGACGAAGCGAATAAGCTTGCTCGGGAATTGCGAGCCGCTGGCAAATCGGCGACCGTAAGAGCCGCCGAGAATGTGCGAGACGATGAGCGTTCCGTTGTTGGCGCCAAGCTGGACGCATTGTGCGACGCAGCGGAAAACCTTGAAAACCGAGCCGAGCGCGCTGCGGAATACTCGAAAGCCGCGGCTAGATGAGCAAGGCCGCAGGCATCTTGTTCGTCTCGAATAACGGCAACGCGCTATTCCTGCGCCGCACGGAGAGCGCGCCCGATTTTCCTGGTGCGTGGGATTTTCCCGGTGGCGCCCAGGAGGGCGCCACCGAGACAGCCGAGATTACCGCCATTCGCGAGACCCGCGAAGAGATCGGGTTCCTGCCCGAAGGCAAGCGCTTCATTCACACTCGCACGGCTTCCCCGTCGTCCTATGGCGTCGGGGTTGGGTCGGCGGGGCCGGAGTTACGCCCTGTTTCGCCGGTCCCGCCCACGCCCGCTGAAGCCGCGCCCACGCTGGTGCCGGCCGTCATGCCGGATGTCGATTACACGACCTTCATCCAGCGGGTGACGAACGAATTTATCCCGGACCTCAATTCCGAGCACGATGGCTATGCCTGGGCGCCGATCGACTCACCGCCGGAGCCATTGCACCCCGGGTGCCGGATTGCTCTCGACCGCCTCGACATGAACGAATTGGGGGTCGCCCGCGCCATTGCTGACGGCCGGCTGACCAGCCCGCAAAAGTACGAGAACATTTGGCTTTTCGCGATTCGCATCACCGGCACCAACGTCGCCTATCGGCCCAAGCACGAAGAGTTCGTGCACCGGGATCCTACGCTTTATTTAAACTCGGAATTTCTCGCCCGCTGCAACGGCCTGCCCGTCATCTTCAAGCACCCGAAAGAGGCGCCGATCCTAAATGCGGAGGAATTTTCTAAGCGTATTGTAGGAACGGTCTTTTTGCCGTATGTTGCCGGCGATGAGGTCTGGGCGATCGTCAAAATCTGGATTGACGAAGTCGCGGACCTGATGGCGAAGGAGGGGCTTTCAACATCGCCTGGGGTGAACTTCGCGAACTTCTCCGTCAATACGAAAATCACCCTTGACGATGGCAAAGTGGTTCTGTTCGAAGGCGATCCGAGCCTCGTCGACCACATTGCCATTTGCGAGTTGGGCGTCTGGGACAAGGGCGGCGAGCCCGCTGGCATCCGAAGCGAATCGAGAGAGGATTCAATGACTGAAGCTGAAGAGAAAGCCGCAGCCGACGCGAAGGCGAAGAAAGACGCCGAGGAAAAGGCCGCCGCCGACGCCAAGGCCAAGAAGGATGCTGAGGACAAGGAAAAAGCCGAGAATGACGCCGCGGCGAAGAAGGATGCCGGCGACGCCAGCGTTGGCGAGAAGCTCGACAAAATCCTCTCGCATGTCGATTCCGCGCATACCAAGCTGGACGCGTTCGGCAAGCGCCTCGACGCGGTCGAGGGCAAGGACAAGGAGCGGGACGACGCGGCCAAGAAGGACGCGGACGAAAAATCCGCTAAGGAGAAGGAAGAGGCCGAAAAGGCCGCGGCCGACAAGGCCAAAAAAGACGCGGAGGAAAAGGAAGAAAAAGAGCGCAAGGAGCGCGAGGACAAGGCCAAAAAGGATTCCGCTTCGCTCCGCGATGAGATCAAGCGGCTGGAGGGCCTGATTCCGAAGAGCCTCGGCGATCCCGACTTCCACGCGCTACAGGATTCGCAGGCGCGAGCCGACGAAATCTATTCGCTGTTTGGGAAATACGCTCCCCGGCCGCAAGCCGGAGATACCGTCCAAATCTACGAGCGACGCATTGTTCGCGATCTCAAATCCCATTCGCCGCGCTGGAAAGACAAGGACGTCTCATCGGCATTTGCCGACGATGCCTCGTTCGGCGAAGTGCGCGATCAGGTTTTCGAAGACGCGCGCAAGGATGCCCTAAGTCCATCGACCGCGCCGAATGGTGAGTTGCTTCCTATCAGACGGCGTGGGGAATCGGGCCACACGGTTATCGAATATCGCGGCGATTCGCGCGTCTGGATGTATCCGTTCGCCGGGCCGACCCGGCAATATGCGAGCGGGCGCTTCGACGATTCCAGCGTGCGCAATACCCGACGATAAGCGGACGGGTGCTGGCGGTCTGAAACAGGGAAAAACCGACGACTTTTTAGGAGCGAAGCCAAATGGTAGCGACCGTCACGTTCAATCCATACAAGACTTCGGCGGGCAATGCCGGGCTGTTCAATGTCAGCGCTGACGGCCTTCGGCAAGGCACAGCTTTTCCCGATCCATCGACCCGCTTCCGGCTCCGCGGCTGCACGCTGGCCTCGACCGAGACCTTGCCCATGTGGGGCGGCGTCGGCGTCTTTATGAACGTGCCCGGTGGCAGCGGCAATCCGAACTATAGCCTCGGGCCGGTTTGCGGCCGCGCCTTGGCGCTGACCGGCGCATCGGCTCTCGCTGGCTTCTCGGTCTTCGACCAGGACTACGCCATGATCACCAGCCCGCAATCGCCGGTGCCGCTGATCGGCTCCTACGGCATGGTCAACGTCTATCCGCTGGGCTCGCTGGCGCGCATCGTGGTCGAGGCCGACCCGTCGCTGGTCTCGCTCCGGCAAGGCCCCATCGGCGCGCAAGTGTCGTGGGATTTCACCAATCAGCTTCTCGTGCCGTTCCTCGGCACGCTGACGGTTTCCTCGGGCACCTACAACAACACCACCGGCGTGATTACGCTGGTCATGTCGGCGCCTGTCACCTTCAGCCCAGGCGATTCGGTCACGCTCGCCGCGCTGACCGGCACTGGCGCATTTGCGTCGCTCGACGGCACTTGGACGGCGCTCACCGCGAGCGGCACCGGCGTCACGCTCCAAGGCCCGGTCGGCGTCGGCGCCTCGACGATCACCGGCGGCAGCGCCACGGTCGGCGGCGCGGCCAGCCAAGCCTTGCCGTGCAAGGTGCTCGACGTTCAATCCACGAATTGCGAGACCGTCGTCTATGATCCGGTGACTGGCTTCGCAACTTGGGCCTATAACGGCGCGGCTGCGGTCCTGCAGATATAGGGCAGCTAAATACGCGGGAAATATCTGCAATATCAGGAGCATAACAAGTGTCACTCCAGGCGCACGCTTATATCACACTGAATCCGTCCTTCATCGAGCCGGAGTTCTACGTTCAATACTCCCAGGCTTCGGGGTTTTTGGAGACGCTCGCCGATCGAGCGCTTCGCATCCGGCTCGCCGAGGACGATCTGGTCGTCTATGCCAAGGCGCTCAATCTGCGCACCAAGATGGCGGCGGGCCAATCGGCGGCGAACGAATTGCCCGGCGTCGATATCCAGGCGACGATGTTCTCGACTCCGACCTATCTCCAGCGCGTCCGCGCGGAATGGGACCATCACGACGTAGCGGCCGGCTCGCGCTGGGGGCTGGCGGTGCCGGAAGCCTACCGACTCGGTTGCCGGCAGGCACATTTCCAGCTTATCCGCGACGCCAATCTGAACGGATTCAATCCGCAGAACGGCGAGGGCTTGCTGAACGCGCCGGGCGCCACCGCGATCAATCTGCCGCCGGACACCTTCGGCAACACCACCGTCGTCACCTACGACAACGGACAAATGGCGTTCTTCCTCGCGAATCAGATCATGCAGATCAAGACGAGGACGAACCAGCTTGGCCTCGCGCGCGATTTCACGATCCTGGGCCCGCAGCGCACGCTCGGCACCTTCGAGTACAACGTCGTCCAGCTTGTCCAATTCCAGCGCGCGGGCGCGGGCACGACTTCGACCGCCGGCACCACCAAGGAAATCTTGATGGCGAACGGCGATTCGCTGGTCTGGGCCTACGACGATACGCTGATCGGCAAGGGCGCGGGCGGCACCGACGCGGTGATCATCGCCATGCCGGAAGTCCAGAAGCCGGCCGGCGAGACGATCAACACCAACATCTTCGCCTCGGTCACGCCGGCGCAGCGGACGTGCATCACGCAATACGGCGACATGGCCGCGCCGCGCGAGATCATTTCCCCGCTCGCTGGCGGCGCAACCGACTTCCTACAGGAAATGCGAATCACGTCGGGCTGGGTGCCGCGCTCGCAGGCGCTCACCGTCGTATCGATGCAATATCAATAAGGGAGAGACACCAAGAGGGCTTGGTACGGCTCGCAAGGCCCCCAGCGGGGTGTTATCTGGCACCCCCGAACTCGCGGCGCCGAGGTAGCTATCGGCGTAAGGTAAGTGCAACGCTCCCCAGCAATGGGGCAACGCGGGCCGGGTCGCGGCGGAGCAACACGCCTAGATCTCACGACGCGAGGGAAGGTGCACAGCACCGGCCCATTCGATTTCGAAGCTGAAACAGGGAAACGGAAACCATGAACCTCTTCATCGCGAACTGCACGCGACAAAAGCAGACCATTTGCTATCGGCTGGACTTCGACCAGATCGACGGGCCGCAGCGCGCCTTCAGGCCGGCGGTGCAACGGCCAATCGAGCCGGGCCAGCAGGTCAAGATCGAGGCCGACACCATCGACCAGCTTCAGGCCGTCTGCGAGCAATTGCAGATTTACGGGCTGAAGGGCGTGACCGACATTCCGCGCGCGACCGATTTCGTGCCGATCGTCTTCAGCACCGGCGTGCCGGTCAAGAAGAACGCCATTGTCGAAGTCATGCAGCACAATGAGCGCATCCGGATCATCCAGGGCAAGGACCGCCGCCAGCGCGCCGCCGTTGCCAGCAACGAGACGGTGGTGAACGCGGTTGCCTCGGAACTCGCCCGGCAGGAATTGCCGCCGGAGGCCATCCCCGAGACCGTCGAGACGGTCGTCGATTTCGAGCAGCTCGAGCAAAGCGAGGCCGGCGAGAGCCGCATCGAGGAAGGCGTGCGCGTCAGCGCCGCGGCGCCGCCGCCGAAAGGCAAGGCGCCGGCCGAGCGCCGCAAGCCCGGGCCGAAGCCGGGAAGCCATCGCCGCCCGAAGACCTGATCGCGAGGCCCGATGGCGCCACCCCCGTCACCGACGCTCGCCGGCTTTTTGGTCTTTATCCGCGAGGGAATGGGAATCAGTTCGACAATCCTTCCGGACAACGACCCCAGCATTCCGCTCGCCTTTGCCGTGGCGCTGGCGATTGTCAACCCGGCCCTTCAGGCGATGCCGATTCCATCGTCCGATGCCGCCGGCGTGTCGCTCAATTCCGGTGGCCTGACGATCTACACGTTCGCCGTCTATAATTTCGCGGCAGATCGAATTATCAATTTCGCGCAGGACCAGCCCAATGCCGAGCCCGTCAAAGGCAGCGGTGATCCCGGCCTGCCGTTCTTCCAATGGCAGCGCAAGGAGTTGAATATCAACGGTTTTGTGCCGGGGGTCATTCAATCGTCGAACGACGAGACGACGGGCGAAAGTTTTGTCGTGCAGGAAGCGGCGAAGCAATTTACACTGATGAACATCCAGCAGCTTAAGACCCTCTGGGGCAGGCAATATCTTTCGCTGGCGCAGAGTTTTGGGCCCACAACGTGGGGCTTGTCGTAGGAGAATCGAATGGCTGGCGGACCCTTGGCAAATGCTCCGGGCGGTAACCTTCAAACCTCGAAGGCGCTTTCCGCTATCACGACGGTCAAGGCCGCGCCTGGGGCAATCCTTCAGGTGTCGGTTCTGGTCGCCGGCAGCGGCGCCGGCGCCGTCTACGATTGCGCCGTTACGGGCGACGCCTCGACGTCAAATGCGGTGGCGCCCATCCTCAATACCGTGGGCGTCCAAGAGATCAGCATTCCGTGCTTGGTCGGCGTCACGGTCAAGCCGGGGCCGGGGCAGCAGATTACCGTCTCGTACCAGTGAGCCGGCGATGCCGACGCTTCACCTTGGCGTTTTTGACGTC